AATCTGAGCATCACTAAAGTTTTCTTCTAATTCAAATTCTTCATTTGCATTATCTGGATTATACTCCATATAGTCTGCAACCGAATTGATATAGTCTTTTGCTTTTGTAATTTTAGATTGTACCCAAGCTTCTAATGGATTGCCTTCGTCAGATTTGCCTTGTAAGATAGAGGATAGTTTTAAGGCTTTATCTGAGATAGCTTCTAATTCACCACGAGCCATAGAAATTTCGTGGTCTTTATCTTCATTAACTTCTTTAAACTTAATGCCAGGTTTTAAAGTGTCCATTGTAATCTTAATGTCTTTAACACCATCTCTTTTAAGTTGTGCCATTTTCTTTTCAGCATCTGCGTGTGTTTTAAAAGGCACAGCAAATCTTTTACCGTTTGCTGGGTCTAAAAATCTTACCGTATGAGATGTTAACTCATTTAAGTGGACAGCTTTCATTGCTTCTGCCATTGTTTGTCTATATCTACTCATGTTCCTCTATCTCTATAATTAGTTCACCATTTCCTTTATGTAAACGGTGATATGTTTCTTTTTCTATTTCTAATAAATGGCCAGGTTTCATTTCAAATGGTAGTTCATTGTCCATTTGTAATTTCCAACCATCACTCTTCAATACTTTAATAGTCCTGTTTTTAGCATCTCTATGCCAAATCAGTTCTTCACTTTCTGCATTATAAAAAGTTCTAACAAACTTCGCATCAAATAAATTCAATTGGTCTTCGTATGGTTTTACCAATAGAAGTTACCTCCACCTGACAAACCTAAACTCTTCGCATATCGTGGTAAATTACAAGCCCAATATGCAGCTTTAGTTTTGTCTTTCTGCTGGTCACATCTGTGTCTAGCAGCGAAACTCTTTCTTGCTTCAGGATTATTTAACTTAACTTTTAATCCTGTTGTATCGCCCCAAGTGACTTTCTTAATCTTGTCACCATCACGGACAAATACATAAAACTTTTTCGGTCCACCTTTTTTTGGTTTATTCAATGGTGGATTCTTCTCATCTTCTTCTTGTATTGGACAATCTAAAGGTACTTTTTCACCTTCAAATTCACCAAAATCACCAATATCTGTTTCTAGTAGTGTCTTATCCCAACTAGATAACTCAGTTAAAAGGCCTTCTTTATATAATTCTCTTGCCTCTCTAAAGAGTTTGTAAAATTCTTCACTATGGACTCTATAGATATTTTCAGCAAATGGTATTTTGTTCTCTACATGGTAGTGAACAGATTTACTCATTCTATCTTTATAGTCTGCAAAACTTAACATTAAATTTTCTCCATCATCTTAGAAACCACTTCATTTAGTTTCGCTTTCCACTCTTCTTTATATCGTTGCTTATATTTATCTATTGTGGATTCTGAAGCTGCCCATTCTTTTACATCTTTTTCACCAATAGATTTAGGGTCATTTGGTGTACCCCTTTGTTTTACATCTACTGGTTTCATAAATGGTTTCTCACCAGGAGTAACTTCTTTTGTATGATTTGCATAGTCGTGGCCAATTTCGTATGCCTCAGGTACACAATTTGGTACCATTTTGCCACCTTTTTTCTTTAAACCGACTTGTTTATAACCAGTCCAACAGGCATCAGCAAGGTCTTTTTTAAACTCACCAAACATCTTTTTGTATTTTGAAGTGTGTGTACTAGGTTTTGTCTTTGCTGTCTTATCTCCAGGAGCTGGGTCATTGTCATTTTTGGTAGTATCAGTGTTTCTGAAATGAGAGGCTCTTCTATCTTTTGTATCTTTAGATAACTGTTTGTAATATTTTTTAGGTTGTGTGCCTTTTTGTTTTTTAACATCTTTATCTTGTGGTAAACTATCAGTGTGGCCATACTCAGATTTCTTTTCTGATACGGCTTCAAAACCATAATCAACATCTAAGTTGTATTCTCTAACTTCAACTTCTCTATCAGCTGCAATTGGAACACAATCCCAAATCCACGCTTTATGTAAATTGTTTTTGTCATCTTCTACAACGATATAGTTTGTACTTCTTCTTACTACTTTACCTTTAATATCTTCTTTAATATAATGTACTTCATCATTGATATTAAAAATCATTTCTCTAATGTACAAATCTCTAATTTGTTGTTGTTCAAATTCTTCTAATGATGCAATTGGTCTTGCACCAGTTCCTACGGCAGACATACCACCAAAACTAGCGGCCAATCTCATACCTTTTCTAACTTGTTTCATAATAGAAGCTGCATCAACACCTTTTGGTAATCCTTTTTCAAAAGATTTTAAATCACCTTTTGCGGCTGCATCTCTCATTTTAGATGCTGACATACCAACTGCACCTTCAGCGTCAGGATCCCTTTCGCCAGCTGATACTACTTTAATACTATCAAAGTCATATAGACCGTGTCTGGATTTTACACCATTATATTTTTGTAAGATGTTTTCGAATTCTCTAACCCTATCTGAACCTGCAACCATAGTTACATCTGTGTAACCTTTTTTGTATAGTTCAGTTGCAATATCAAGTACCATATTTGTCTGATTGATTTCAATGTTTCTAGCGTGGCTAGGAAACAACTTTTTCATAATAGACAACTTATCTCTTGGAGATAGTGGATTCTTTTTAGGGTCTTCACTACGACTTAGGTAAATTTTATAGTCGTTAGTAGGCACTGACTTAACTTTGTTGATAAGTTTTTCGTGGCCAATAGTTGGAGGATTAAATCTGCCAAATGCAAATGCTATTGATTTTTTAGTAGCTTCTATCATAGTGTTATTGTCCATTTTCTCTATGGTAACACAATCGGAACCGTTTGGCAAGCCCTTTGTTTGTTGTATTTTTGCAACACTTTCGTTACGAATACTGTCAATTTCTGCGTCTGTAACCTCTCCGTCATCTAAAATCTTTTTACATTTCTTATAGAATTTTAGATAGTGGTATTTCTCCAACATTTTGTAAATAACATTTTTAGGTAATCTGTTCTTCACACCATAATCTCTAATCTCATCTGGCGACATATCTGTATCAAATGCTTTTCTTCTTTCTGCATCAACATTGTCACCAATTCTAATAATTGTTCTAATACTATCTTCAATCTCTTCTAGTTTTTCATTAATTCTTTCTTGTAAGTTTAGAATATCATTTGGTGATAAATCTTTTAGTTCATCATAATCAATAATATCTCTTTTTAATTCACCTTTGACAACATCAAGTTCTTGTACCTTACGGCTGAAATCTTGGATATACAAATTAACATCAAAGCTAAAATCTTCTGGTCTTTTGATGAACACATTACGGTCAATATCGAATACTGCGTCTGCCTTTTTATTCTGGTCTTCATAAGTAGCCTCATCTGTAATAAAGTAATAGTTAATTGGGTGTTCTGTTCCTGGTATTACTTTACCTTGTATGTTATCTGGATTAGAAGCTGACAAATATTTTTTAGAAAGTCTTACTCTTTCATCTTCTCTTTTACCTACTGGTACATCAAACAATACATTAATATCTAAGTCTGCATCATTTCTATATCGTTTAGTTAAAATAGAACCAATTAAAGAATACTTAATTATAGGATATTCTGTTTCAAACTCCTTTAATTGTTTCTCTATCTGTGCCTTAACACTTGGTTTAATTTTAGGATCCATAGTATCGGCATCATCAAACACAGCTGGTGCATATGTTTTTCTAGGAATGTCAATGATGCTTTCTATGATTTCTCTAAACTTTTTCATCTATCTTCTCTTTGCTTTTCTTTCTGTAGCCATCCATCTTTTTGCTGTGTAAGATTGAACAGGTCTACTTAATAAACCTCTTACTGCTTTACTTACTTTGTTCATTACATTAGTTACCAATTCTTGGTCTGATTTACTATTATCAATAATAATCATATTGTTCATACCAAATAAGTTTTGAAACTTACCAATGTTTGCTTGTACATCTTTCCAAGATTTAGTTGTAATGTATTCTGGTACACTTCTTTCTCTTTTTGCATTTCTTTCCAATGCAACTTCTAAACTAGTATTAACAAAAATCATATAACAATCATAACCTAGTTCTTTTAACATACTTGTTTGATAAGCAATCTTATCGTAATCTCTACCTGTGCCGTCAACAACTAAACCTAATCTGCCTTGTATTGCTAAGTCTTGCATATTACTTGTAGTTGCTTTTGCTCTTGCACGAACCATATCTCTGGATTCTGCTTCACTATCTGGCATCTTTAATGATAGACCTGCCTTTTTCAATCCTCTTTCAAAGGCATTGTCTGAATTAATTTGTTTTAGTCCTGTACCACCAAATGCATTTTTAGTAACAAATGTTTTACCAGAACCTGGACCACCTGCTAAAAAGAAAGCCTTAAAAATATTTGGGTCATAAAGACCTTCTTTTAATTCCTGAAATCTTATGTCGTCAAATGTTTTCATTTAATCTTCTCTATTATTTTAGCTGCTATCTCCTCTGGTTCGCCACCCTCAGCCTTAATGTTTATTATTTCATTTTTATAATAGTCTAATAGAGGTCTAGTTTCTTTTTCATAAACCGCCAATCTCTTTTTAATGATTTCAGGTTTATCATCTTCTCTACCTCTTGCTGTCAATCTTTTTATAATTTCTTCTTCACTTACAACTAGATTTACAACATAATCATATTCAATATTTTCTTCTTCCATTCGTTCTGCTTGTTCAACATTACGAGGAAAACCATCAAACACATAACCTTTTTGTGCATCTGGTTTTGAAACTCTATCTTTAACTGCATTAATAACAATATCTAATGGTGCAAATTTACCTTGTGCCAATAAATCTTTTACTTTACGGCCATCTGGTGTATCTTGCTTTGCAAGTTTTCTCATCATATCACCAGTATAGATATGTGGTATGTTCAACTTTTTGGTAATGATTTCAGAATAAGTTGACTTACCAGAACCAGGACCACCAATCATAATAATTTTTGGTCTGTCTATTGCTTCAAAAAAATATTGTTTAAAACTTTTCATTATACTTGCATAGTCCTAGGAATATCTACTAACACACCATCAAAAGCGGCTGTATATCTTCCGTTATTACTTCTTGTTGTTAATCTAAAATCTATATCTGTTTTTTCTGGTACTCTAAATGGCACTTCAAATTTATAGTCATAACCATCTGAACCTGAAACTTCAAAAGTGTGTTGTATTCTAAATGCTGTTTGACCAAAAAATCTTACATAAAAGAAACCTGAAGCGTCAGCGCCTGCTTGAGATGTACAAGCACCTTTTAATAATAATAATTCTTTACCAGCAGGTACAGTATAAACCAGCATCAAAGTTTGTGCTAAACCTATGTTAATATACAATACAGTTGTTGCACCAACTCTTACATCTATTACACCAACATTATTTGCACCTGTTGAAATGTAACCTCTATACACTCTTAAAAATTGTTTTGTTGTAGCCGCTGTGCCACTACTTGATAATGTAATTGTATCTGTTTGTGGTTCGTAATTACTATCTAAACCTTCAACTGTTAAAATCTTTCCGTCATCACTTGCGTTAACGGCTTGTGCTGTTAATACACTTGCACTTGTTAATGCTGACCAAGGATATAAAGTATCATTTTTATCCCAACAAGTACCTGTTGTATTAATAGA